CTGCAGCAGAAAATACGCCCCTAATCCATGCGCCACCGCCACCGCCAGCTCCACCCTTAGCAACAACTGCTGTAGCTAATGAGCCGCCAGCACCACCACCTCCGCCAGCGCCCACAGCTTCAACAATAACTGTTTTTACAGGGAATGAAGTTGGTTTAGTCCAAGTACCTGAAGCTGAAAATATTTGAATGTCATTGCCAAGAAAGTTAGACTTTATAAGACCATTAGCATCATATACAATCCAATCACCTACTTCGTCAAACTCAACAGATTCTTCAGACTGAAGTGTGCCTACCCACTTGTCATTAGCTGTAGTACCGTCAAAAATGTCTACCACAATAGCATTTGAAGTACCAGCATTATTTTTAATTGTTAACTGCTTTACATTTCTAGCTGTAGATGCAGCTGGGGCTGCTATTACTGTAGTGGTTGTTGCTGTAGTTATAGCGACATTAACTGCGCCTCCAGGCGTAAAGTTTGAAGATGGGGTAATGGGAATAGGGCTGTCAATGTAAGAAGAATTCACATTGATGCTACCAGTAGACCCAGTAGTAACTCTAATAACAGTAGTTGTAGAAGTTAAAAGTAACATATTAAATTCTAGTGGTAAATGATGTGATAGTATGCGTACCGCCAGCACTTGTATATGTATCAATAATTACTTTGGACACCTGTGAATTAATACCAGGCTGGCCTGTAATATTAATAGCTGCACCACCTGAAGTTGCCGCAACTTGAAACGTATCAGGGTCTGCCAATACTACACCAACCACAAAATAAATTGTGCCTTCTGTCAGTCCAGCTGGAGCCGCGCCTGTAAATACAACATTATCACCATTAACAAACCCATTTGCTTCAATGATAATTGTGTCTGTAGCTTGGCCTACTTGGTACGCAAATTCAACTCCACCGTTAGCTGCCATACCCTTAAACACAGTACCTGCTGAATCCCATAAACCTACAAAAGCAACTGAAGCTGCAGCGGGGAGGCCAGAAAATACTACGTTTGCGGTGTTGGTTTTAGCTCTAGTTGCTGCAGCACCCCATGTAGGAGTCTGCTTGGCGTAAGAACCACCTGTAATTTCATTTGCGCCTGTTAGCGAGTACGCAGAATGCAGAGACATTTTTGTGCCCGCAGGTATCTCCGTATCTAACATAGCATTTGCACGAGCATCTACAATCATTTTATTTTCCTCATTATTCGTCTTTTACGCCTGAAATTTTACCTTCAGCATCTCTTAGTACAGTCCTATTTCTAGGTCTATTTACAGCTTCTAATAACTTATCATTGCTTTCTGCATGCATATTAGCCATGCTCTGAAGCATTTGAACATTCATGTTAATTTGTGCATCCATTAAAGATTGCATAGACTGAGACAATTGTGTTACTTCTTTAGACCCAAAATTTTGATTAAATCTTTCGTATTCAGATAGTGCAAGTTGGCCATAGTCTACAATCATTGAACAGACTCCTTACTTGTAGGTATATTCGTTTTCAGTGTTGATGCAGACAACTCTAACACCTTAAGGTCTTTCTGAGCATTGACTTTTGTTAGTTCTATAAAAGTCTTATTATCAAGTTCGGCATATTTGAACTCTGTTTCAGCATCTTTTTCACTTGCCTTAGCTATCATTTCCATTTGAGTCAATTTAGCTTCTAACTCTGCAATCTTAGCATCAGACTCTTGTCTTTGCAATTCACGTTGATGTTTAGCCATTTCTATTTGGCCTTTTAGCATGACGTTATCCATCTGAGCTTGAGATTTTTGTAATTCAGCCTGCGCAAATTTCATTTCCATTTGCATAGTATACATTTGTTGTTGGTCAGCTTTCATAGATTGTTCTTGTTGCGACTGCTGAGCCTGCTGTTTAGCTTGAATGCCTTCATCAGAATTTGGATCTAATACATATTTTGCAGCACCGTTAAGCCCAGAAAATTTACAGTAATCATCGATAGTTGCGTAAACTTTTGCGTCATTAATGAGGTAGTTCACAGGAGATGCGCCAAGCGTAGATTGGAGTTGCATCAAAGCCTGTACTGCTTGAATTTTAGCTTGCTTATCGCCTGATCCAGTCCCAACTCTTACAGTACAGCTTGACCTAGTTTGCCAAGAAGTTGGGTTTACTTCTACCCACTGCCCTTTAAACTTTAAATTTTCAATCGTGTCAACATGTTGTCTTGCTAAGTCTCTAATCTTAACACAGAGAGGTTTTACGCCTGTTTCAGCTATGACTCTAACTATTAGTCCTACTAGTTCTTCTTTAGCAGTCATTAACTGGTTAACACCTTGAGAACCGACTCTATCGCCTATATTCTGAGGTGCTGCCGCACCATCTGCTGATACGCCTACTCTACCGGCTTTTGTTTCATCAAGCATTTGAAGCATTTGAATAGCCACATCACTTAGTGGTTGCGTAACAAGTGGCGTTATCGCGTCTAATCTTTTTGCACGTATGATACCGCCTGGCCTAGATACGAGCAAATCATCTAGGTTAACTTGGCTTTCAACAACAATGTTTCTCTGGTTGTTTTGGAGGTACATATTATCCAGTACACTTCTCCAAATAGCTGTTCTGTGATCTTGTATTTGTTTTAATCTGTCGTAAACTGACAAACCTTGAAACTTGTGAGACATTAAAATAGCAGTAGTACTTACCCAAGGAGACATGTCTAAAGGTTCTACAGATAAAACCACATTTGGGTTAGTATCGCCAGCTACAGTTATTTTTACAAATTCTGAAATGCCGTCGCCGTTAACGTCCATGTGCATATAGCACTCTTCTACGTACACTGGCATTTGAGAGCTGTCATTTGTGGCTAGATAGTTGTTAGTTACTTCGCCTTGTAATTCAAATCTGTAATTTGAATTTAATTGGTACGCTTGAGTTAGTTGGGCTATAATTTTTCCTGAGACGCCTTCCTCACGAAGGTCTGATAATGTTTTGACTATAGAGTGTGATGTGAACTTACATTTAGATAGATCAATACTATTATGATCAGCAGACAATTTAAAGTTTTCTAAAGCTACAGACTCTACACAAATTTTTGAACATGTTTTTGTTTCGCTAAACTTGGCAGTTACCTCGCCAGTCACATTGTCCACGGTATATGAAATAACTTCCACATTTGGGCTAGCCAAAAGCATATTAAACTGATCTGGAGTAAGGCCAGAATACGTACTTGTCTTTGTATCTTCGTAAGACTCATAATAAACTTTCAACAAGCCATTACGTTGCATTAAAGCGTCTTTTACAAACTGATGAAGCACGACAAAGCCATTATTGCGCTTCATCAATGTATTAAACACATACTCTGTTTCCAGCTCAGCCTGCAGCTCATCTTCTGGACCGGAGGGGTCAAACACTACTACTTCATTAGTGCTGGTTAAAGCTTTCATTATTTGCGGAAGTATCCACTCAATAGCATCAGCCACGTCTGTTGACATGATCTGCGATCTACCTTCAACCTCAGTCCCATTGGGTAATCCAAGATAGTACTCAAGTGGCGTTTCTATATCAGACGCGTTACCAGAGCCAGTGTTAGGCGAGCGGCTGCCAAACGTAGCTGCTTGAGACAGCTCCTGTCTTACAATATTTAAGATGTCATCATCAGTGAGTTTAGCCATCACTTTTTCTTATTGTCGCGTTGCAATAGTATCTTCACCAAAGACTGCTGAGCAGCTGGTGACCACTGAGACACAGGTTGATGCCTAGCGTTAGTGGAATATGGGGGAGGCACGCCATTTTTCATAATTGAATTATACGCACCTAATAGCATTCTAGGGTCCACAGTGTGTGAAGGCGCTTGCATCTGCTGTGGCATCTGCTGTGGCATCTGCTGTGGCATCTGCTGTGGCATCTGCTGTGGCATCTGCTGTGGCATCTGCTGTGGCATCTGCTGTTGCTGACGCCAAGCTAGCTCCTCTGGAGAGAGGCCGGGGTTACGCCCAAAGTCTGCACTATGCTGAGTCTGTATAGGCGGCGTCATTAGATCAAGCAGCTGTTGTAGCACATCTTTCATACGACCCCTCTGTTGTGTAAGCTATAGTCTATTTGTTTGTTGTTTTCCCAGCCACCGATGACCTTAGAATCGCCTATCGCACCTAGCACGAGGTATTGCCCAGCATCGGCGATATGACTATACTGATTCTTGTCAGGTTTATCCACATATTTTGCGTCGCCTGATGTCTGGACGCGCTTATACTTATACCCGCCCGACATAGCTTTTCTGAACTGTGGTGCGCCAGGTCCTACGATCATCTGCGGTTGCCCAGTGAAGTCTAGTCGAGTCAGTAGCTCTGCAACGGCCTCTCGACGTATTCTCACATCGTTTGTAAAAGTAGGGTACGCGTTAATACCCTGTTGAGCTAGGATGTCGTACGGAGTCTGCTCGTCTGTTTGCGAGCGTTGCTCACCAGCAGGGTCGCCGTATATCTCATAGCTACATTTATCATATGGGTGGCGAGACAGCTTGTCGTGCAGTATTTTCCCAAACGACATAGCGCCCATGTTGAACGTAGTTAGCTCGTCGATTATTCTGAGCTGGCCAGTTGGGGTCTGATAGCCGATTAATGCAGCTGGTGTCAGACCGAAGTCAATACCCACATAAATCGTAGTAGCTGGAGCGTTAATGTGCGGAGTGATGTAGTCCACATGATGGAGACGATCGTTGTACTCGGGAAAGACTGGTTTGCCGTCTGATATGAACCCGTACTTACCATGCACGTACACATTTATCCAATCTAGTGTCTTGCCAGCTTGCATATTTTTATAGTAATTCGGCGGTAGATTGTCGATATTTTCTGCGTCTGAACTGAGGCCAGAAGGTTGTCTGTAGATAGAGTGATTGTCCGGAATATTTTCTTCGAATGTACTATACCACCAATGGTCCACATCAGGTGGGTTCGTGTCCATAATGATGCCAAACCAAGTCGGCTCCACATGAATGAATCTGGAAGGATATCGCCCAACCCGTCCTTGTGCCATATCGATCACAGCTTTTGGTAGTTCACGTGCCTCGTTTATCCATGCTGCAGTTATTTCCAGAGATAACAATTTTTTGATGTCTTCTGGACGATCTAAGGCGCGAAATAGAAACTCTGAAAAGACTGTAGTGCCGTCATCTTGCTTTTGTTCTAGAGTAAACGTCATGTTTAACGCACTGTAATTGCCAGACTCCTTATCGACCCAAGTAAAGAATGTTGCCATCGTCGTGTCTAACAATTCACGATAAGTATTTCTAATGATAGCGAACCGTGTTCGTCTCACATTATTTTTATCGGGCTGTTGCTGGTGGGCTAATAGTAGTAGTTCTATTGTACAAGCTACAGATTTACCGCTACCTATAGGACCCATTATCGCGCGCACGAACTTACGGTCTTGATGAAAGCCGTTTAAAGTTTTAGATGGTCGATATAAGATTTCCATTAGGCTATAATATCACATTTTGATCTAAATGTACACTATTATTTTACGATTATAAGTCATAGAAATAGTTCTATCGCTTGGCATCTCTGCTCGCTCAACTATCAACTATCAACTAAATATAAGTCATAGAAATAGTTCTATCGCTTGGCATCTCTGCTCGCTCGGTGGGGCAAAGACCGGCGCGTAGCGTGCGCCCCCACCTAAGTATATTCGACGTGCGCACGTGACGTCTGCACACCCACAGACGTGTCTGTCACACGCGTGAGTGCGTATATAATATAAGTTATTGATTCTATTAATGAAAGTATTATTTCCTATTTGTTAATAATATATTTCCAATTTAGTAGTTCTCGAAACATGCGAATGTGGTAATATGTACTCAAGCTTGGGGCGGTCCCAAGCTACTTACCCCTTTTATGGAGACGTACCATGAACACTCAACTAAATGATAGCTTTGTAGGCCCAATGCAACTGTCAAATGCTCAAGCACATATAGCCAAAGCTAACGCTTTAAGACCTAAAAATTCAATAGCTTTAATTGCGCAAAATCTTAAAGCTAGCCAGGAGACGGCGCCTAAGCCTGAACCAACTAAGGTGGTTAATGCCGATAGAGGTCATAAGATATCACAGGCACAATTAGGCTTACCTAAAAAGCCGGTGACTGTTAAAGTTGGTGATAAGACTTATGGCACATTATGTGATGCTTTAAGGGCACATGGTTTCAATGTCCAAGGTGACTGGATTAAAGCTAGGAAATTGCTTAAAACTGGTCCAGCCGATATGGGCAATGGCATTGTAATAGAGATGGCTTAACATGAAGCTATTACTATTATTTCTTTCATACATTTTGGTGGCAGCCGTAATGGCGGTCACATTTATAGGATTCTTATCATGATACTAACCATAGCATTGAGCATAATCGTAGCTTTAGCTTTAATTATGCTACTTATACTGTTAGTGGAGCTTATCCCACTATTTTTCACATTATTTTTAGTATGGCTCTGTATGGGAGCGCCACTACTATAGCTACATTTACGTTCACATATTTTAGTCCGAGTTAGGCGGTGAGTCTAACTCGGCTTTTGAGTGTGTAATGACTGAACCGTCGATTGGAGACATTTCGATAATAAGTTTCGACGTTTTCGTAGCCTTTTCCACAACCTCCACACTTTTTAAGTCGGGTAAGCATTTCTTTAACATAGTTGTCACTATGCTTGCCCGAAACTTAAGTCTTTCTAAATCTTCGATCGTACATGTCTTACTTTCTTCACATAAAATTGTTAACTCAGTTAACATAATTGTAGGATCGAGTTGTGCTCTGACTTGCTCAGCTCTTAAGTCGTTTGCATCTTTTCGGTCTCGAATTAACATTCTTCTTAACTGAGATTCATTTGAAGCCATTTTCTTACTCCTTTCTTATTGCGATTATTAAAGATATAGTTACCAAAATTTTTAAAATCTGCGATCTGGTAATATCTTTATTGCGATTTATTAATAAAATCAATAGGTTACAGATTTACCAGTTTTTTTATATATTTATCTAGATACAGATATATTAC